CAATGCTATCTATGGACGCCTTGGAACATCCGTCAGGGAGGGTTACTTGGCTGAAAATCCTGCTCCATATGTTGATGCTACAAAGGCAAAAGATGTGAGTGCGGTGGATAAAGCAGCTCGTCTGCTTCAGAACGTGACATTTACTGCATATACGGCTGGAGCGATCCAAAGGGTTCTCATCCAAGGAACAGTACAAGTTTAAAAAATGGAGTGACAAATATGCTTTGGACATTTGATGCTAAGCAAGTTTCAGTTATCTGTGGTCCTTATATCATCAAGGGTTTTTCTGAAAGTATGATCAGCGTGACTCGCACAACTGACGCTTTCACTATGATTGTTGGCGCTGATGGTGAAGCGACACGCGTGAAAAGTAATGATAACTCGGCAACCATTACAATCACGCTCCAGCAGGGTAGTCCTAGCAATGACCAGCTTTCACTTATTGCGTCGGCTGATAGGCTAAGCTCGACTGGCATTTTCCCATTTCTCTTAAAAGACAACCTTGGCACTACTTTGATGTCAGCAGCAAGCTGCTTCATTTCAAAGGTTCCCGATATGGTCTTTGGTAAAACCCACAATGATCGGGTTTGGACCATTATGACCGATGACTTGATTGTATTCGTTGGCGGTCAAACTCAATCGGGTGCGAACTACCAACCAGCTTAAGGAGTGATGTTTGAGTTTACACCAAAAGACAATTGAAGGGCGTTTAGTAAGCTTTGGAAAGATTGGCGCGATAGATGGGTGGCGTTTATTGCATCAACTTACAAAGAGTCTAAGCCCTGCTCTCGATGGCTTCATGACGAAAGATATAGGCGCGGCTTTGCATAAAAGCCTTAGTACTTTGTCGTCAGACGAGCTTTTAAATTTGATTCATGCATTGACGGCTGATGTTTTGGTCAATGGGAAAAAATTCTCCAATGAGGATATGGCTGACTACGGTTTTACTTTGTTAGTCGTGGTTGAGGCTGTGAAGTATAATTTTGGGGGTTTTTTTTCTCCGTTGACGGAGGGTCTACTAGATTCAAAAAGCGAGGAAGCAGCGAAAGCTTAGAATCTTATGGGATATACTCCCACAAAGTAGATCTATACCTATATAGGCCAGTCCTCGCTGGCCTTTGTAGTTTTATGGATTTGAGGTCTTTGTCGTTAGAGGATTTGATGGATATGCACGAAGTTTTGGACATCAAGGAACATATTGAAGAGATGCATCGGGAGGCTTTGAAAAATGGCTGAAACGCTCAAAGAGTTGGCGATAGAAATAAATGTAAAAGGTGCTCAGCAAGCAAAAGCCTCTATTGATGGCGTCAATACTTCATTCAATCGAATTGCTTTAAATGCATCAAAAGGCGCTCAAAAAATAAATTCATTTTTTGGCGGAGTAGCAAAAACCGCTCTAGGCTTTGTTGGTGCTACAGGCATAAATAAAGCAATAGATGTTTTTGCGAACACCTTTTTTGATATGTTCCGCGAGGCTGGAGAGGGTGAGCAAGTATTCATGGATTTGGATGAGGCTATTAAAAGAGCTGGCATGTCCTTTTCCGAAACTAAAAAGGAACTTGTAGATTTTGCCGACGAAATGGCAAAAGGTACTCAGTTTACAGATGACCAAATAATAGCTGCAGAATCTTTGGCCATCAGCCTTGGTATGAGTGTTGAGGAAATAAAAAAATATTTCAATACAGCTGCCGATTTGGCTGCAGCGAAAGGTTCATCCCTTTCCGATGCTCTTATTGGCATCAACAAATCTCTCGCAGGTAACGCAGCGAGCCTTCAAAAAATATATCCAGACATGAAGGAATTTACTGAAGAGCAGCTGAAGGCTGGAGCTGCAGTAGATTTTTTAAATGAACGGTTTGGCGGCAAGAGAATGATCGCCATGAGAGGCTTCAACGGTGCGATACTTCAGCTTCAAAAATCATGGGGTGATTTTTTAGAGGGGCTTGGCACGCCTTTTCTTGGTCCGGTCGGAGCATCTCTTCGACAGATATCTGACTTTTTAGATTCTAAAAATGCTGAAGCTTGGGGAAAAGCGCTATTAGACATGGTCGTGGACTTTGGAGCTTATGTATATCACCTCTACAATTTAATCACCGGAGAGATATCCTTTGCCCAGAGCGTTTTTAAAAAATGGTGGGATGAATTTATTGATTTTCTTCCTGGAAGTTTAAGCGATGCAATAAATAAATCTTTTGAACTTGTCATGGGTACAGCAAGTTATAAAGCTTTATTAGCTGATATGGGTGCAAAAGCTGGAGAGGGAATAGCTGAGGCTATGACGAGAAAAATACTTGAAATACCAGGAAAGATACTAAACTCACTGAATCCTTTTTATAAAGAACCAGAGGACAAGAAGGGGGCTTTTAATATGATCCCATCGTCAAGCGATAGTATTTATGGGAGCATGTTCAATACACCTACAGGCGGTTCGTCGATGAGTATAAATCAAGACGTAAAGATATATTCTACAGGAGAGAGTGCACAAGCTCTGCAAAGATCGCTTAAGGCTACACTGCCTCTCTACAAAACCAGTATGCTCGCTTGAGGTAAACGATGGCACTTCAAACACTCGACAGATTAGGATCGGTTGGCCGTTCCATTATTGTTGGCGAATCGCCTAGCAAAAAATCTTTTTCAATAACTCCTTTAAAGTATAACCCTACCGATGGATCTTTAGAGATAGAGATAAAAAAAGAGCTATTCCTAGACGCTACTGTCAATCAAGACGAGTCACATGCTGTGAGTGTGACAAATTACCCGTTGGAGAGCGGAGGATCTTTTGCAGAGCATGCCCAAGAGCTTGCGCTCACAATATCTGTAACGGGAATTATAAGCGATGCATCGTTATCCTATGTGGATACAGTTAGCTCACTACAGGGGAGTTTTTTAGGTCAATTAGTAGGCGCAGAAAGTAAATCTCAGAAAGCTTATACCAAATTGACTACATGGTCGAGCGCTGGTCAACCATTGTTTGTAAAAACGAAATATAAGAAAGAGGGGTTTTGGAAGTTATCGGGAGCCCAAAGAATAGCAATTCCTTTTGTAATAGAATCCATAAACTTCACTCGAAATAAAGATACTGGCGACGCTCTCAGTTTTTCGATGACACTAAGACAGATTAGATTGATTTCTCCAAAAAAAGACCTTGTCTCATTTCAAAAGATTGCTGTCCCCGACAAAGGCTCGGCTGGTCCTAATGATTCTTTGAAAGCCGATGAAGCTCAAAAAAACAATAAATCTCTATTGGATATGATCAAAGAAAGAGAACTAAAACTAAGAAATAAGGGTTAGTAAATGAAACTTCTTAGTGTTGATATACCAATAAATCAGGAACCCTATTATCAAGTGCAGGTCTATTGCGACAAACAGAGATACAATCTCAGGTTCCATTGGAACAAACGCAATGAGATGTGGAAAATGGATCTTTTCGACAAAGATATGACGCCTAGACTTTACAATTTACCATGTCTTATTGGTAACGATGGGATGATTGGGCGATTCGTTATTGAGGATATATTTCCAGTCGGAGACATCGTTATTTTGGACTCTAATGGAATTGATGAGGATCCTAACTTTGAGAATTTTGGCAAAAACATAAGTCCTTTTTATTTGAGCTATGCCGATGAAATACCTCAATAGAACATATAAGCTAGATTTTCTAAGAGAAGGTGAAAAGTCCCTCACATGGGAACAAACTTCTGACGCTATCGGTTTATGTATTGAATTTAAAACCACGAATACCCTCACTAAAGAAGATAACACTTCAGAAATAAAGATCCATAATCTTTCCCCCAATTCAATTGCTGCCATCATGAAGGGTGGAGCAATTATCTTGTCATGTGGATATGCAGGCAGGAATCAAATTGTCATCTCTGGAGCGATAGCCTCAAGCTCAGTTGACTATTCAGACAACAAGAAATCAATTTTAAATCTTTCCATATCAAGCAAGCTCCCCGTAAAGCTTTCAAAAGAAGACGAGTTTATGACGCTTGAGCTTGGGCCTAATGCCAACAGCAATGCTATTGTTAAAAAGATTTTTGATTATATCTCCGAGAACTTTAAAAACATCAAGATTGATAAGCAGTGGAGAATCAAGCCTATAGATCGAAGAGTATACAAGTCAGGCATAAACACTTTTGGATCTTGCTGGAATCTTCTTAATACTTACGCGCTCGATGCTGGCTATCAATACTATATAGAAAATAGCGTTGTATATTTAAGAGAGCTTGAGGGCGTCAACTATATGCCTGCAGTTGAGGTCAATGAGACTACAGGTCTTATTGGTTACATCAAACAAACCGGAGAAGTTGACGAGAATAAAGAGCAAAAGATCGGAGTTGAGTTTCAAACAATATTAAATCCATCTTTTACTCTGTCTGGCGGTGTTAAATTAAGTTCCTCAAAAGATCCGAGCATAAATGGCGAATATATTGTCAATGCATTATCTCACGAAGGAAATAGTCACGAGGGTAATTGGATTACATCGGTGAAAGCGAGGAAACAATAATGTCAGAAATAAACCTTGTGGATGTTCTTCAGGCAGCGATAGAATATAATATTGCAAATTTGCATACCTCTATTCCAGGATTTGTTACAAACATAAATCCTGTCGCTGGAACTGTAGATGTTCAACCATCCATCAAAAAGCTGTTCTCCAATAATGTGACAAAAAACCTTCCAATTATAAGAGACGTGCCCTTAGTTTATCCATGCTCTTCGACCAACGGCCTAGTATTTAAAATAAATAAGGGCGATGGAGTGCTTTTGGTTTTTTCGGAAAGGAGCATAGAGAATTGGAAACAAGGGGATACTCTTGAAAAACCATCGTCTATCAGAAAGCATGATATTTCGGATGCTTTTGCTATTCCTTGCATCTTTCCAAAAAAGCAGAGAGCTAACAAAAAGAATTTCAATCCTAAAGATGGTACAGTTTTAAATGGTAACAAGTTATTTATTGGGGACACTTCAGCAACTAAGGTTGGTGCGACAATGATGGTCAATGTAGATCTTGTGGCGATATTGAATGGAACCTTGAATTTTCTCTTGCAGGTTTTTCCTCCTACTTCTGCACCTCCTACTCCTGCAGGAGCCACGGCAATTCAAGATTCTACTGGAACTGTCTGTACTGCTACTACTTTAATTCCTTTTGCAAAGGATTTACAAGAATACCAGAAAGCTCTCCAAAAACTAATTTTAGAACCAGGGACTTAAAATGGCTGATTTATATATGTCAGATTTAAATTACGATATAGAACTAAGTAGCGGTGATTTAGTTTTCACCTCGGATAAAGGTTTTGGAGAGACGGTTAAGGCTCGTCTTGTGAGTTTTTTTAAAACATTTCTAGGGGAGTGGTTTTTAGACAATAAAAAATCACCAACGTGGGGCATGCCTTACTTTCAACAGATCCTTGGTGAAAAGCCAAAAGCTGACGAATTAGATAATATCTTCAGGACGACGATACAGACTACTGATGGGATTGACTTGGTCGAGTCTTTGTCATTTAGTTTGAGTCAGAGAGAATTGACGGTATCATTTTCTGCTATTTGTACTGATGGGAGTAAGATCGAAGATATTATTGCGATCAATGTAGGAGGCTCTTAACAATGGCAGGATTGACACCAAGCGGCTTTGTTCCACCAACGCAAGATGAAATCAAACAGACAATCATAGACGCTCTGAAGGCAAATGTGAGCGCATCCATTGATGTGAATCCAAAGAGCAGGGTAGGTCAATTCATCAAGGTAGTATCGAGTGAGCTATCCTCGATTTGGACGGCTTTGTCTGATGTCTATATGTCACAATTTCCTGATACGTCTTATGGTGTCTCTTTGGATAACATAGGGACGATAACGAACACCCCGAGGATTTTTGGGAGCTATGGCAGCGTCAAGCTTTTCTTTGGCGCTATTGACGGAATTACGATTCCATCAGAGTCTATTGTGAGTCATATTGATGGATATGAACTTATCACCAAACAAGATGTAACTGTAAATCAGCAATCGTGGCTTGTTACTTGTGAGAAAACCCCAACTCAAGGTTGGTTTGATGCCAGTATTTATGTGAACGGCCTTGAGCGTCTGATGTGGTTTTCTGTTTACCCCACTGATTCAGTCATTCAAATCAAAAACAAAATCATTGCGGCCTCAAGACCTGCTGCTATCATTTTAGAATTGGAAACCGTTAGTGTGACTGGAGTCTTTAGAGGGAGCGCGAAACTTGCTCAATCTCACCTATTCAAAATAGGCGATATTGTAACAATAAGAAATGTTGCTGGCGTTCCAGATAGTGGTTGGCAAAATTATGAGGGCGATTGGACCGTCACAGGGTATGAGTCCTATACCCAATTTTACTTCAATAAAACTACTTATAGTAATCCTGTCGAAGCAACTGGTCTAATTCAAGCAAGGGCTACTTTAAAAAATCCATATCTAACAAGTTCAGACTTTGATGTTACTGGAAGCTTGGGGGAAAATGGTTCTTTTCATATTCATTTTTTAGATGATCCAGCCGTCACAGGTTGGACTTATTCCCTCTATACAGTAAATTCCAACCTCTATACCGAAATAGAATTTGTCAACACCTTGGTGGCAGCAAGCCACAAAGATCCTGTCGATGCAAATGGACAAGAACTTTTAGACCAAGATTTCCTACCAAACACAGTCACAAAATTACTTTTTGTCCCGAGAGATGTTCTAAGCGTAACAAATATTTTTGCAGGCGATCCAGCAAAAGCACGCGAATCTGATGCTGATTACAGGGTAAGGCTCGAAGGCTCAAAGGTAAATCAAAACCAGAGCAATATAAAAAGCATTGTCGAGACTTTAAAAAATCTCCAGGGCGTTACATTCGCATCAATTAGAGAAAACCCGTTATCGGTTACAAGTCCCGAGGGATTGCCTCCACATTCCTACGAGGTTTTTGTTGATGGTGGGTTCAACGATGAGATAGCCCAAGCTATTTTAAATTTAAAGCCTGCAGGTGTTCAAATTGTATCCTTAGCTGCAGGTGTTTTAAAGAGAACTGGCCAAGCAACAGACTGGAACGGGCAAAGTGTTAGCGTTGATTTTACTCAGTTTGAGCGTGTTGAAATAATTGTTGAGGTGACAGGAACCAAGTCCCAAGGTTTCCCAGCGGACGGTGTTGAGACTATTCGTCAAGCTATTGCTGAATATATAAACACACGCAACATTGGCGAGATATTCTATAGCCATAAACTTTATGGACCAATCAATGATTCTGTCCCTGGCATGATTAAAACCATGACCATCAAAGCTGCTGTGCTAGGTCAAACTCTCGCAGAAAATGCAATAATAGATCCGACAGCTTTAAAACACGTTTACTGCAATGCTAACATCCCATCAAACATTGTTGTGACTCTCACTTGAGGCGCTTATGGCTGGATTGACTGCAGAAGGATTCATTACCACGACTACAGAGGAACAGCGTATTGCTTTGGCAAATGCTCTTCGTGCGAACTTAGGTCAAGACATAGATACAAATCCATCGAGCCGTATCGGTCAATTTATTGACATCATTGGATCAGAGCTTGAAAGTTTATGGCTCGGTGTGGAAGCGGTTTATGATAGCCAGTTTGTTGTGTCTGCTTCAGGCCAAGCTTTGGACAATATCGGGAGCGTTATAAACACGCCACGGAATCCAGGATCGGGTGGATTTGCTCAAGTCTATTTTGGAGGGCAACTTGGAACAGCTGTCCCGTCTGGAACATTAGTTTCTCATGTGAATGGCTTTGAATTAGCGACAAAAGAAGCGCGGAGTATAGTTGCTAATTCATGGTTAGCCCAAACCGATCTAATACCGACATCAGACAAAGCTGACTTTGATGTTCTCCATAACGGTGTGGTCAATAGTAGCCTTGAAATATATGCGACAGATACATCAGAAGAAATTAGAACAAAGGTTGCAGAATCCTCAAGATTGAAACTCAAAATCCATACTCTCGGCAGGGGCTACGGCATGGCAGCGGCTACCTGCATGCCAGGGGAAACTCATCCATTTAAAGACGGTGATGTTATAACTATAGTGGATAACGATGGTGGATTTTTTTCTGGAACACACCATATTTTAGTTGTCCCTGACAATACAGAGTTCGCATGGGATGACACAGGCGGTGCTATTCCTGCGCGAGAGGTATTTAATAGCTATGTTCTCGGACCAGCTCTAGCACAGGTTTCCGTGGCTGGCCAGTTCTCAATATCCGGCGGTATATGGGTAAAGTTTGTGCCTAACAATCCTGCTGATATATTCGGCTTCTCTCTAACCAATAATAATATGCTATCAGCTGCAACACAGACGACGATGAAAGTTGAGCAAGCAACCGATCAATCAGTCATTGCTGAAGGAACAAGCAGTCTCAATCAGAGCTTTGGTCCTCATACGATTATAAAACTTGTGTCATCCATTGGAGGCTTAGGCTCAGTCATAAACTTAGCGGCAGGAACTCCCGCTATTGGTAAAGAAACTGATGCTGAGTATAGGGCGAGGCTGCAAGGTGAATTTACAACCGGCAGATCATCTTCTATCTTTGGAATAAGCGATGCAATAAAAGCATTGTCAGGGGTTACATGGGTAGCGATTGTCGATAATCCGCTTTCAACGGCTGATGCTCAAGGCCGTCCAGCTCATTCGATGGAGCTATATGTCGAGGGAGGTGACGATAACACCATTGCGCAAAAGCTTTATGACCTACATCCGGCTGGAATTTCTATAGTTTCAACTGCTAGTGCAGGGCTTCAGCGATCAGGAATAATCGTTGATGTGAATGGTGATCCTAAAACAATTTATTTCTCTTCTGTCCAGCTGGTTGATATCAAAGTTGGAATCACTGGGACAAAGAATACTACTTTCCCTACTGATGGCTATGATCAAATAAAAAACGCTATAGTAAATTATGTAAATTCACTCGATATCGGAGAGACATTATATAGTCAGAATCTCTATGCTGTAGTCAACACTATCCCAGGTATATTGACTTTAAATATAACTGCAGCAAAACTTTCTGAATCTCTTACTCCTAATGCCATTATTGATCCAAGCTTTTTGAAAAAGCTGAAGGTAATTGCTAGCAATATAAACATAAGTTTAACGTGAGGTCATTATGGCAAAGGGCTTAACAATAGATTTGCATGATATAGAAAAGAAATTTTTATATCAATACAGCCAAGCTTCTCTATTTAAAAATTATGTTCGCTCTTTTGTTCAGTCAGCGATGACCAATATTGAAGCTGAGTTATTTCAACTTTATGCGCAAAGATCTTTGGACGTGGCCACTGGTCAGCAACTCATATCTTGGGCAAAATATCTTGGTGTAAATTATATCGGACTGACTGACGAACAGATTAGAGATCAATGTTATTGGAACGCAGCAGAGAATTTTGGGACAGGATCTTTGGCGGAAGCTGTCTCATTTTTTACAAAATGGTTTCGTGCTAACAGAGTAAAGATAGAAGAACTAGGAGGCGGAAATTTAAAACTCACTGTCATAGATGGAGAGCAAAGAGACACGAGTACCATAAAAAACTGGCCGTGCTTTCCTCCAGGCGTGGCGCAAATAAACGAGGTAGTCTATTCTGCACTTGGACCTGTCTTTGCATTCGATGAGGATCCTGACAATAACGGTTCTGGATACGGGATTGTGTCGAGAATAGGAACGGGAGACTTGTCGCCTCCGATTTACAGCTATCCACCTCCCACAGTAACAGGATCCGTTATCTGGATAGATTATCTTCTCCATATTGATATTCTTAATGTGAATTTGAATTTTAAAGTTGAGCTTTCAAAAGGTGCCGATCTTTTGTCATCTTTGAAAAGTTACTTTGCTACTCAACCATCGGATGAAATAGCTGGCGGCCTCATCTCTATTGTAGATCGGAATGGTACTGAGTGGGAATTCATGTGCAAACAGGCATTTTCGGCTCAACCAACTCTGGTCACAAAAGTTGATGATGTGGCGACAAGCATAGTTTCGATTAGATGCGTGGTAAACAACGTGAATTGGATTGATCTTAGAGTTAACGGAGTTTCAAGGCCATATGGGACTTTGAACGGTGTTAGCGGTATCCCTGCATTTTCTGCTTACCATGGTACTACCACTGATAGTACAATATTTGCGAATCAAAATACTAATGGGCTTGTCATTCAATACAATATTACTGAGCGTCCTGGAATCGGTGGACGTTGGTCTCTAAAAATTTAAAAAGGATATTTTATGGCTATAAAACCAACGGCATCGACGAAATGGGCAAATGATGGAGCAGCTTTAAAGCTATCTGTGACTCTTAAGCAAGAGAACCTTGGTTGGTCTACATCCACGGGCACTATATCGGGAACGCCTGAAAAGCCTCTGCTTCAGTATGAGAACGGTTGGCGGTGGGCTGTCTATCAGTGGATCAGTTATCTTGAAGCAAAAACCGATGAGCAAACTCCAGATCAGACAGGCAAGAGCGGCCTGTTTTTGCAATCTGTGAGCGGAACCCCAACATGGTCCTCGGTTTATCCAGCGATCACTGCCACGGATGTGACAAATAGGCATGTACTAGTTGCTTCCAGTGCCGATGCAACTCCTGATACTACGAACGTAGCATGGGGTTATCCTTGGAATGCTCCATCGGCATTGGCGTCACCCA